CCTCTTTTACTTGCTGTAACATATCCAAGACCATTTTTTGGGCCATAGGAGATGCCACTTCTGACTTTGTAATTTGTTCTAAAGTTGCGAACGAAGGAGTATGTTCATACTTCTGATAATACTCCTTCGTCATCTGCATGATTAACTTAAAATATTGATTGTCAAAGTATTTCGGCTCGAGTACATCTACAATAGAATTCGCAAAGTCTTTGTATAGGACAATGTTATTTAGAAGTTGTAGTTGAAATGTGTTTCCGAGGTATCCAAAATTCTTTTCTTTTGACATAATTTATTAAGTTTTAATTCTTCTTGTGTAGAATATAAATATGGTTAAACCAAGCTATATTCCAAATAATTGTGAGTTAAATTTTCACCTGAAAAAATGTCAGTAAGGGTACGAAGCAAGTTTTTTAGGTGTGGGCGTACGTCCACGGTATATCTTGTCTTTGGTGGGTATATTTTAGCATCCCATATTCTATGACAAATTGTCTCATCTCCTATACGAACATAGATGTTAAAGTACTCTGGACCGTCAGTATTTGAGGTATCCAAAATCTCAGGATTTGTTTCAATCTGAGTCTTGTTGTCCAACATATACATAACCGCTTTTTTCTTAAGGTCATTGTGAATGTTTTCAGAGATTTCCTTTACATAGTTATGTAATTCCATACTCCCTCTCGCCTTTGGGTTATATCCCTTAACGTTAAAAAACCTTTGGACAATAATGTTGTCATTCAATGTTAACAAAAACTCCAATTTAGTTACATCATTCTTTTCTTTCATAACTTTCTTTTTTTGTTTGTAAATCTTCTTTTTTCTTTTCTTGTTAGTTTCATAAAAGGTGTTAAAAATTCTACCCACGCATTGTCATGTTTGGGTAGGTACTTAAAAATACCATCACTCATCATCATCCTCATTAGATTCTTATATCCTCTACCATCGGGGTCCAACTCTTCTCGATAATATAACTCAATAAGTTCTTTTGATTCTTCATCAAGTAATGGGTTTGATAAATCAACCAGTTTTTTGTTAATGTCAAAAAACTCTTCACCAAAAACCCCTCGTCTTGTTTTTCCCGACAAAAGGTTTTGTAATGCTCGGTTGTCTTTATCGGTTTTGTGCAATTCCTCAGCACGAGTAATAATATCATCAACGGACACCGCATTGTCAACTATCTCAGGAAATAATTTAACAAATGTTTTTTCACCCATATATTGAATGCCATCAATATTGTCAGATTTGTCTCCTGAAATAATTTTGAATGTTGAGATGTTTTGATGAGGTATTGAAATTTCTTTTAAAGGTACCATATCTCCTTTCTTAAGGGTTATCTTCTTCATGGGTTGGTACACCTCAACATCATCAGAGATAAGTTGTGTGAGGTCCTTATCTGAAGAGAATATGGTTTTATATTCACCTTCAGATATTTGACAATAATATGCGATTAAGTCATCACTTTCAGTATTATCAATTGACACCTGACGAATAAACATTTCCTCCAAATACGCTTTGACCCTTTGAGTTTGCCAATCGAAGGATTCTCGTTTGGATTCATTTAATGTTTGTTTACGGTTTTGTTTATATTCAGGAAAAATAAGTCGTCTTTGGGAGGAGTTATCTTCTCCGTCCCAAAAGACGATTACTTTGTCATAATTGTGTTCAGATAAAAACCTTCTGATTGTGTTGACGAAATGATAAATTCCACCGATATGTTTATTTTCGTGATAAAAATCTCTTACCCCGTGAAAACCTATTTTAAATAAATTATTTCCGTCAACTAATAATGTCTTAACCACCTGTTATACCTTAAAGGGTTACACTTCTTTTTCTTCTTCCAATTTGAAATCACCTTCAGCTCCGATGATTTCTTTCCAATATTCAGCCTGTTCTGATTTATAAGCCTCAATTGAATTCTTTTCTTCTGTTGCGTCTTTACCTGCCAAGAAACCGTGAGGTGTTACAATGATTTTACCATCTTCATAACCCAAACCGTTAATGTGATTTTTTAATACAGATACTTTTGTACGTGTCGCAAATTTTACTTTTCTCTTATCTTTAACCGCAGCTATTTTATTAGTTCCCGCATTTTTTTGGTTACCAAATAAAAATACCAGAGATGAATTTAACCAAATAGATTCACCACCTTTAGCTTTAATTTTTGGTTGACCAAAAGGATTATCAGGTAATTCTACCCAAGGTTGGTTAACGATAATTAAGGTATTTTCATATTTTGAGTCCGCTTTACGAGAACCCGAAATACGTTGGTTAATACCCATACCAATTTTGTCTGCCAATGTAGATGCGTTGTGTTGTTTACCTCCTTTGCCCTCATAAGTCATCTTACAAGGAACCGAACCAACAGAATCCCACATAAAACATAAACTATAATCTAACTCACCTTTTTCTTGTGCATCCAATAATTCATTAATATAGTCAGTAATTTGTTCAATGTAGTTGAAATTGTTATTGAAAATGAAAAATCCGTCCCAATCCAATTCACCTGTTTCTTCATCAACCACTTCCTCACATTCAAAACCCATAAGTTTTGCATGTTCAAAAGACCATTTCTGTTCTGTTATGATAAAGACAGGTAGGATACCTTTCTTCTGTGCGTCAACTGCAGTTTTAACAAGTGCAGTTGTCTTACCCGTATCTGAGTGACCTAAGAACATATTCAAATGACCAATTGCAGGACCAGGTAAACCAACAGCATCAAGAAAATCTACTCCCAAATCAAAAAATCTTTGGGGTTTGTATTTTGCAGAAGTTGAAAACTTCTTCTTAATACTACTAAAATCTTTTTTCTTTATTGCCATATTATTTTTTTAATTAAAAGATGGTGCAGACACTGCCTGCACCATCAGATTAGTTTTCTTAGAATGGTAAATCGTCATCAATATCTTGCTCTGATTGAGGGTCATAGTCCGACTCGTCAGAGTTCGATGAAGAATTTGAACCTCCAATTGTCATTTCTTCGTCATCACCATAAACATATTTCTTCAACTCACTATTCCATACAGGTGTTTCTCCCCTTGCAATAGCTTCCAAATATTCAACAGGTTTTTGTGAATAAACATCTGCCCATGTTAATTCATCTTCGACCCACTCTTTTTGTTGGTCTGCATCTGCAGAAATTGGACAAGGGTCATCATACATAACTGTTTGAACTACAGTATACTCAATACCTTTTGGAGTTTTAGCCTTTGACAACTCAATAATAAGGTCACGACCTTCATTAGCGTCGGTGATGTCACCTTTAGCTTTCCAAATAGGAATAATCTTATCTAAGATACCCTCTTGCTTGTAGTTATCTTTGAATCTCCAAAACTTAGGACCATCTTGCTCGTTGTCACGGTCAATAAGTTTTACAATGTAAAATTTACGTGGACGGTATTGACGAGCCAATTCTTTATCTGACTCTTTACCTGTTGACATCAACTCATCATATACCTCAGTAAGTGGTGAACGCTCACCATCGTTTTTACCTGGGTCATAAAGTTTAGTCCATTTACCATCAACCTGAACTTCATGGTACCAAACTTCCTTGAATGGTGATGAACCATCTGATGTAGGAAGAATTCGAACTCTCTTCTGTCCTGATTTAGCCCCTTTTGGGAGATAGGTTGTAAAATAACGTTTTAGTCTGTCTTCTTGAGACATCGACTGATTACCACTGTTGTTTTTAGTGGTGTTTTTCTCGTACTGTGCCAGTACCGCGTCTAATGCATTTGCCATTTTTCTCTGTTTTACTCTTTAAAAAATTTATTTCTTGATTGCTCTGTTTTAAATATAACACATTGTATTGTTTAGTCAAATGGTTACAAAATAAAAAAGACCACAATCGTGGTCTTAGTATAGTTAGTTATTTTCTATTTGTCAATTACATTCTTTCTTCGTCTTCGAAAGGTTTGTCAAAAGATTTTTTGATGTCTCTTTCAGAATAATTCTCAACATCATCAGGGGTTAAAATATATTCATTCTTACCCGTTTTTTCCATTTCAACTTCTTTGTCAACAAAGAAATCAGTTAGTTTTTGGTTATAAGGATAACTATCCAAACTTCTTAACTGTAATCTTTCTTCAGGGGATTTTTGACGGTATTTTTCAACTTTATGTTCCAAATCATTTATTTTCTGAAGGATTTGGTCCATATCTTGTAACTTTGAGGTTAGGTCATTTAATCTATCCATCATAGTTTCCATATACTCCTCTTGTTTGGCCGACATATCTTTTTGAGTCGTTACTAAGTCAGTAATATCTAACTCTTCTGTTCCCTCATCATCGGCACCCATATCACTTGCTGGTTCAGCAGGAGATTCACCACCTTCACTACCTGGCTCGTCTACAACCTCAACATCGGGGTCGTTTTCAACGTCAACAGGTTGTGGAGGAGTATCCGCGGCTGGTTCTGTTCCAAGACCCAAATTACCACCAGCATCAGGAGCGGCACCTAAATCACCACCTAAATCCGCAGCTGGGTCTGCAGGTATTTCTTGTTCACCAATATATCTATTAATTGTTTTATACCTATTAATTTCTTCTAAAATTTTTCTTTCTACTGACATAACTTTAATGTTTAACCATTTAAAAGAGTTTTAACCCCATGAGGTGTTTCAACTTTTAATGTTCTATTCAATTTCATTGTGTTATCCACTCTTTCGATAAGGCCGTCTCTCATTCTAACAGTATAACAATCACCAGTATCTAAGTCACATACTTCTTTGTAACCATTACCTGCATCTCTCTCTGTCATACGAGTATCTTTTGATAAAAATTGGTCTAATAATGTTTTAGTGTCCATAATCTTTTTATTATAAATATATCAAAGTTGGCAATTTTCCAAAATTATATCACTCCCCACTGATAATTCCATTTCTTATATACTTTATAAGC